ACTGGCGCTTGATCTTCCATCAATAACGCCGATATTTGGTCTGTTACATTTCCGGTCGCCGCTGGGGTAGAATCGGTTGTGACATTAATTTCATTCATTTATTTGCCTTCAATCTCATGTGATTGGCGGGCATGTGTAGTCTTATCACCATCGTCTTTAGTCTCATGCGATGGTTGAGTATGTTTATGATCACCTTTAGAGCGTTTATGTTTACTATGGCTAGTATGTGTTGTTGGGTCAACTGGTGATTCTACAGGTGGCTCAACAGGTGGCTCAACAGGTGGTTCAACAGGTGGTTCAACTGGCGGTTCAACTGGCGGTACTGTCACTATTGGTGGTACTTCTACAGGAGGTTCTACAGGAGGTACTATAGGAGGCTCTACTGGTGTAGTAACGCCACTCTCAAATGTAATGAGTTTGCCCATTGCTGTAACTGTAGCGGGGTCATCATCACCAAGGTCTGCCTGTAAAGATAAGAAGGTAGTAATCAAGGCTGCTAGTTGTTCAGAACAAACATCTGATGCCTTAAATTCTTCTAATGTACCTTTTTCAATGGCTACTGCCAATAGTTGCTCTTCTTGGGTTCCGACTGGTGTTACTGGGTCTACTGTTTGGTCTGCCATGTTAGTTCCTCTTTAATTGTCGATTAAAATGGCTATACACAGCCATATATAACATTCTTCCAACTTAGTCAAAGCATAGTCTTTAGCTTTGCTGTCGTTTAATAGTCTTATGCCAAGTTCTAAATCCTTGAACTGTTTGGTAAATACGTTCTTTTGACCAATATCCAGTATGCTATCTGTATAAGGTATTTCAATGACTTCATTTGTCATTATCAGACACCCTAAAAATATCTATCCTGGTAAATTCCCTTTTGGCCTTATTAATAATTTGATAAATAACAATCGTAAATTCACTATTACTGGCTCTTTTTCTTACGAAACCACCATCTATAAAATCACGTATAAGCTCTAGTAATAGTGTAACCATTAACTATTAGGTGGTGGTCTAAATAAATGACTTAACCAAGATTCTTTAACCTTAGATGCTTCAGAAGCGGCCAGTTCTTCCTCATGTAATCTATCAAATTCTTCCTGTTCAGCAAGGGTATCTTTAGAAAACTGATACAGTGCATCTACTAAATATTTTGGCAATTCCATATTATTGACCTTTCTTAAACTGTTGCTCGTATGCAAGTCTATCTTGCAACATTTTCATTTGCTTTAGGTGACTTACTTTCTTTTGACCCGATAGAATTTCTTGGTAATCTTTTAACATAGCACGTGCTTTATCATCTCTTTCAAGTATTTGATTAGACATACTATTCACCTTTTAATTGTTTACGTGCTAAGTCACCTGTCAAAATATCATCTTGAATATTGGACTCTAAATTGTATAAAGCAGTAATCTCAGCATGGATATAGGGATATTCCTCGACATCAGCTTCATAAAAAGTATCAAATAATATTTTACGATGTTTAGCTATATAATCCATTATCCACAGTGCATAAGCCTTAGATGCTTTTTCTCCGCGGTGTGCTTCCTTTTCAAGTTGGTCGTTTTCATCTATATTGTTCATTGTTTGTAGCTCGCCATAGCTTGATAGAAGATACGGTCAATTTTGACTTCTTCTGGATCGTTCACGTAACCCTCAAAAACAGTTATGTTACCTAATGGATAATAACTATCCTCCATTCCCTCAACGACTCGCTTGCATAAAGACGCTAAGTCTTTACTTTCTATCACTATATAATCATTCATTTATTTCACCTTTTGTTGCATCTCTTTTAATTCATTAAGTGCTTTCACTATGTTTTTTAATTCATCAATAACTTCTGGAGTTAATAATCGGATAGTTTCTTCACTTTTAACTCTAATGATTGAACCAGGTCGACTAATCATTACGTCATCCAAATTAACTTCTTCTAATAATTTTTCAATTGTCACCTTATTCACCTTTTGTTGTATCTATTTCACTTATTATTGACCACAGTTTTTTCATATAATCCTTATCTTTATCCTCCTTGTAGACATTACATAGTCTTTCATAAACCCATACTAAGAACGCTTTATCCTCTAGTTTACTCATTCTGTTTCACCTTCTGCGCTATCTGTTGATTCTTCCGCTGCTTGGATAAGTTGCTGATTAGCTATAAAGTTAGCGTCTTGATCTGCTTTGGCAGTTGCCTCTATCTGAGTAAGCTTAATAGCGTTATCCAATAACATTTTTTCTTTATCGAGTTCATCTTTATGTTTAGTCTTAATAGCATCAAGGAGCATAGCTTGTTTTTGCAACTGCATTTCAAGTGCGGCAATTTGGGCCTGACTCGTTGCCTTATCCATCTCCCGCTGATGTTTGCCTAATTCAACCTGTCCTTTCAACTGTACATTAGCCATCATAGATTCAGCAGTGGTTGTTGCAGACTTGGCTAGTTCTGCTTGTTGTCGCATTGTTTCTACTGTAGCTTGCTCTTGTTTCTGACTTGCTTGTTGTGCTGACTGTTGGGCTTGTTGCGCTGCTTTCTGTCCTTCAGGGCTTGCAGGATCAATAAAATATCGGGTAGCACCATTAAGACCACTAAACTTGCAAAGATCATCCAGAGCACTGTACACCTTCCCAGGAGCTATCATATAGCCCAATGGAGTTTGGGCAATTTGAGCTTGAATCTGGGTTACCTGTGTAACTGCTGCCAATTGCTTTTGATGGTCACCGGTTCCTGTACCCACACGTACTGTGGTTTTCTGTCTAGGTTTCCAGGAGCTAGGGTTGACCTGTACCCATTCACCTTTAAACTTAAAATCCTGAACAGTATCTATATGCTTAACCGCTAAATCACGTATTTTTGTACAGAGCGGTTTAATACCTGTCTCTGCAATAACTCTAATTAATAAGCCAATAAGTTCCTCTTTAGCGTTCATCATGCGTTCTACGCCTTCAGAACCTACATTGTTGCCAATGTTTTGAGGCGTTGCCGAACCTTCAGCAGATACACCCACACGTCCCGCTTTGACTTCATCAAGATACTTCATCATCGTGAAGCCAGCATCACCTATTTGAGGAGTTTGAAGTGGTGTAATAGCGTCGAGGCGTTTAGCTCGAATAATACCACCAGGGCGAGATACAAGCATATCGTCAATATTAACTTGTCCCTCCACAATGACGTTTCTTTGATTGTTTTGCAGATACATATTATCCATGATGTTACGCAAAAGATAGGTTTTGTTATCCTGTATCTGTTTGAGCCTGTCATAGATAGATAAGCCTTTAAACTTGTGGCTCATGATAATAGCAGTGCAAGCTACCCAAGGGCTGTAATCTACTTCTTCCTTGCTCAATACGACTGTAGGAGGTAACGAGTTACCCACAGTGATTTTCATAGGCGAGGCAATCCCATCACCATCCATATCGAGTTTAAGGAAGCACTCACAGACGTCAACCAATTTGCTAGATATGTCTTCAACAAATGAAGTGGGTATGAGTGTATTTTCATGTTGAGCGCCAAACCGATACGATGATCTAAGTAGGTCGGCTTGAGCCAGGTTTTGCACGATCTCTGGATCATAACCTTCCTCAATAAGATCGGAGACTGACTTGGTTACTATATGAGACGTAAATCTTGCTGTATCCAGGTTTATAGAATTATGCTGATTACTAACGCGAAACTGTTCAGGAGGCACAGCATCAATGCAAATTTTACCGCTGTTGGCAGTGATTTTAATTTTGACATTATAAGTTGAAATTGGTTGTCCATCGAACGTAAAATCTGGCATCTCTGATAGTGTTAAAACTTCTACTGACTTATCAGCAATAAGCATTTGTAGCTGCTCTTGTGATAAGCCAGTATATTCCTCTGTGTCTATTTCTTCCTCATCTTCATAATATACTTTTAGTATGCCATTGCGCTGCATCAATGCGTCTTTAACAAACTGATGAATCAGGATAAATCCATCATTCTGTTTCATTAATATGTCATAGACAAACTCTGATTCTAGTTCCGCTTGTTTTTCATCGTCTGGACTAATAGGGTCAAAGATGACCACCTCATTGTTCTGAGTAAAAGATTTCATAACCTGAGGGATGATCCACTCAATCGCATCAGCAACGTCGGTAGAAATAAGGGCAGAGCGGCCCTCCTGTTCCGTACCAGTAGGATTGCCGAGGTAGTAATTGAGTGGATCAATTAGGTCTTGAGGCGTCTGCACAGTTACATTAGCCATAGATAGCTCATTGGCTACTATCGCTAATATATCGTCGTCAGTCAGCTTCTTTTTCTTTGTAGCCATTACTTCTTGTTCCTTTTCTTGTCTTTTTCCATTGCACTAACCAAGGTGGTTCCACCTAGTATGCTCGCCAATATGTTGGCGCTGTCTTTTTTAAGCGGGTCAAAGGCTGCGAAGCGTGAACGTATAGATGGCGCATTTCCTACAGCATAATGAGTTGATACCGGGTAAGGTTCTGCAAGGTTCTCGAAGGCCACAACCGATTCTTTTGGCGCGTCTTTCAAGGTGTCCTTCATCCCCTGATAGTTAGATTCAAATCGATTTGTGTTACGAACCAAATTAGGGGACTTCAACAGGACTGGTAACACGTTTTGTCCGGTTGTTCCAAACTTGTTAGCTGCCCGCTCTGCATACTTACCAGAAACATCTGGATGAGATGCAAACCAATCAAAACCATTAGACGTCTCAGCCCCAGTAGATAAGCCTTGAAATTGACTATTGCCGAATGATTCTATATCAGAATTTGTCCCATGATAGCCAGGAACAACCCAATCTTGAGCCGCCGCCCTATCCATCGCAGTATTATCATGCGGCAATCCAAGCCCACCCTGTTCAACGGGTAAGGCTGCATTCTTTTGTGCTACCGCGTGCGCTTTGCTAAATTCTGTGTCGGGTAGGTTATTAACACTCGACTGAATCCCTGTGTCATAGCGGTTAATCAAATCTTTTAATGGTATATCGCTTAACTTATCGCCTGCCAGTGGGTAGGTGTTACGGCGTTCATCCATATTCATTTTCATCCGGTCTTGTGTGGCTCTTGATTGAGCCTCGCCGGTTAGGCGGCGATAAGCTTGATATTCATTTATACCCAAATCTTTTATATCATCCGTTAAGGTTGTTCCTGATATTGTTCCCTGACTTTTTATAAACTGTGCAGGGTTAGCACCTTCATCCAAAAGCTTAGAGGCTTGTGCAGCCGCCTCGCTGTTCCAGCCTGATGACTTCGGGCCAACAAACGTACCCAATGTGCCGCCCGCGCTACGAGGTGCAAATGGAATAGCGCCAGTTTGCATCAATCCCGCCAGGTTATTAGCGCCAACCACAGCATTATCTCTTAACGCTTGATTATCACCCTGCATTGGGGCTTGGCTTGCAGCTTGCACACTCTGTTGTATAAACTCGCCCAACTTGCTAAAACCTCGCGCAGGATGAACCAATGAACTAACAATCTGGCTATCATCAGGCCCAAAGTTCTGAGCTTTGACTTTATCTAAAAAGTCAGTCCATGCAGACATTAGACAAGGCTTCCCAGTTTCTTCATCACCTTGTGAATACCAGCAACTTCTGTATCTATCTCTGCATTAATTTGGGTAATATTGACCATATCAATGACTGGATAGGTGCGTGCAGGATAACCACTCACCTGTAATGCTGTTATGGCATTAATAACATTACGTAGTGTTGTACTACGAGCTAAGCTATCCTCTTGCGCTTTCTTGATAATACCGCGACTTTGCTCAGAAAGACTGGTAAACGTCAATAAATCGGCATAACCCTTGAGATTAGTCAGTTCTACCGATTGCGCGGTATTAACTTCTAGTAAAAGCGCATTAAGGTCTATTAGTGCCATATTAGATTAGCAACCTTTAGCGGGTTTCTTTCCTTTGCTTGGCATTGGTTCTTTTTCTTTGCTATCTTTCTTAGTCTTACTCATTTTATACTCCATTGTTGATACATAATAATAAAGCAGTTGCTGTTACAGCAATTACTAACCACACTTGCCATTCATCAAAATAATATAAAAGTGTATTCATACTATCGTTTTATTTGTTGCACTGTAATCAATCTTACTATGAAATTGCGGATTATCCATCAGCAAAGGATGAGCCACAGCCATTAATCCAAAGGCATCTGCACAATGTGAACTCCAATCGTGGTCAGGCCCTAAACCAATTCCACGCGCTTCATCCATCTTTTCATGATACCAGCCTAACGCATCAATACCGCCCTGACATTTATCGGCATTAAACCACATAGATAAGAATAAACGTCTAGCGGCTTCAACACGCTGTTTAGCTGCGCCTGAACCTTGATTTTTTACTATAAACACGTCGAAACCGGCTTCTATTAGAGCCGATTCATAGGTGACAGTATAAATCTTCTCGTGGTTAATGCCATCATGAGGAAGAACAATCTGTGCTTTACCGTAACCATTGTCACGTAGCCAATGTATGTGTGTGGATAACGGTTGTCCTACCGCTTCATAGTAATCTAGCAAGCGTATTTCTTTGCCAATAAATTGTGCAATCCAAATGCTACACGCATCCGCTCTAGCACCTGTACCGCCAATATCCCAAAATGAGCGTATTGTCATTAAAGGGTCTTGCGCTACACGGCCTAAACGACCTTCAGCTTTAGCTTGTGTTAAATGTTTAGAATAATAAGCGGATTCACTGATAGTGACATAATCGCCATTCCAAATGTGTTCATATTGGTCTGGGTTAATGCGCATACAATCTACACGCTCTTGCTCAAGCTCTGCTGGGAACCAGGGGTTATTGTTCCAGTTGGCTCTGACAACTACATTGTTTGATGGCAATGATTCACCGCGCAACATTTTATCAACAGGGTCAGTCTTGCGTCTTGGATTCCAACTAAACCACAGTTCAGAACCTGGTGCGCGGATAGTAGGTGTTAGCAATTGTAAGGAGCGTGTGGACATTGTTTGCGCTTCTTCAATCCAGGCACGATTGAAGTTTTCTAGTGACTTAATGGATTCAGCATTCTGGTCATTCATACCTGTAAAGACAATCTGTCCATCGCCTGGTGTTTGTATTAGTTCTTTAAAGATTCTAAAGCCTTGGCGTTGGCCTAAGCCAAACGATTTAATCTTGTCTTCAAGTAGCAATTTGGCTGAGTCTTTTAAACTCTTTTGAACTTCCCGTATGCACACAGAGCGGAGGCCTCGATGATAAAGATGGTCTTCAACCATTAAAGATGCAAACGTGTGAGACTTACCACTACCGCGTCCACCATACAGCCCTTTATAACGTGCAGGTTGTAACAGAGGTTGCGCGAATTCAGCGGTCGGGATTGTCAGTTCCATGTTTCTCGTTAATGATTAAACGGGTTATCTTAATAGCGTCATCAATATTACTTACAGTACTGTCTTTAGTTATGCCGTACATATCGGCGAATACCTTGATTGCAGATACTCTAGCACTCGCATTGTTCTGTTTATCGTGAACAATATCAACTAATTGCCGTCGACACCACTCCGTCATGCGTTTATGCTGCTTAACAGGGTCACTGGTCTCATCAGCAATGCGCTGTTTAACATACTCATCTTGCATGAACACCTTAACCATCATGTCAGATGCCTGGGAATTGTAGCCCATTCGCATACAAGCGTCTTTAGCATTCAGGTCTAAGGTGTACTCACTAACAAAATGATCCCTCAAATCCTTCTCAGCCTGAGTTAGTGTGGGTTCATCGTGTAATGGATTCATAGGCGTTATATACTCTACTGATGAGCGGTTGTAAACTATTATTTATAGTGAATTTCCCACAGGTAGCGAGCCATCAACAAGGCTTCCGCTCTATCGGCGTGTTTCTTTAGGTTGAGCGGCGCTTCAGGAAATAGTCTAATTGCCATTGCTCGTGAGCTTTCTTTGTCTTTATCCAGCTTAAAGTACCTCTTCCAAGTGGCAGGACTAACTAGCGTAGTGCGTAAGTTGAGGCAAGCTATTGTTGCGCGGCAAACGCCATACGAATCCCCAAAGCTGAACATTGAACTTACGCCTTGACCTGGCATTGCGCCCACTTTCTCAAGAATAACGTCATAATCCTCAAGCGCATCAAGTTGACTGCGGATAATCTTGATTAAACCACTTGGGTCTAACTCGCGCCGTGTTGTAC